TATTACAGGGCCAGTATACTTATTGTGTGGTTTACTAGGCTCATTAATAGCATAGTCCCCGTTAGTTAATTGCCAGGGATACCAGGTGCTACTGAACCCCACAAATAATGTATTGGGGCCCACTATTAAATCAATTAATTGTTTAAATCTGTCTAAATTGATATAATTGCCGTAATCAACTACCAATACACTATAATTATGTTTGCGTAATTCTGTGGCTAGTCTATGACAGCCAGTACTGCGACTATAAGTATCTAAGTCCGGCATGTCCCCGAACAATATAATATCGTACATTAATAACTATCTAAATGTCCTACGCCCAATTTGTCACGGAATTGTTGTGTAAATACCCCATCGATGCGTAAGCCGTAACTCTGTTGCATAATTCTATCGCCACCGTGCCAGTCTTGGTCATTCCACCATGCGGCTTTAGCATTGATATAAGTTCTGCCGTTTGCTTCCGGATCCCATAGGTAGAAGGGTTTACGTAAGTCAGGACGTATATGTATAAACTCATTACGATGTGGACTATAACTATGAATACCCTTAGTTCCGTCTAAGTCTCTGTGTTCGAAAGGTATACCATCCGCTTCACAATGAAAGAATATAACACGGCCAACATGTTCAAAGATATTGTCAGTAATCATATCTTCAATCCATTTAACTACGCCCGGAAAATATTGTGCTTCTTCTGTTAGTTTGCGTGATTGACTTCTATCATCCCAACTACCCTGTTCCCACAAGAAATAATAGATATACGGATCATATGCACCCATAGCCATTTTAATATATCTTGTGAAACGATTACGTACACGGAAGTCGTGGAAGTCTCTGTATAAATCAATACCCCCTAACTTAATAGGATCGTCATCGGGTAATGCTAGAAATTCTTCAATAGCTTTGTATATAGGCTTCCAATTAAGCATATAACTCATATCTTCTATGCGAAATGCAGGGGTCATCCACGTTCCTTCTTTAGCAAATTCACGTGCTTCACTAAAGCCTCTAAAAATTTCCGGCTGTAATTCTATAAATCTATCCATATTAATATGACTACTCATATCAACATAGGGTTGTCCGTTAATTCCTTTAATCATAATTGTTTTGCACTTTCTATAAAATCACTTGGATAATTAGTTCTAAAACTATCCCAGCATAAGTTCTGTAATACATTAAATGGTTGAGGGTCAGTCCAGCTAATACCTAAACTATCTGTATATTGTTTCATTTGTTCTTGTCTTGTACTGTATATATGACTAGTATGACTTTCAATACTGATTAATGGTTCATTTACATGATATGTAAAGAAGTAATTAATACTGCGTAGTCTACCATCGATAATAAAATAACTGCTAGGATGCATACTAAACTTATATAACCCTAGACTTTTATGTGCTTTTAATATATCTAGCATTTGTTCACGCCAGTCGGGTAATACTCCGTCAAAGTCTGTATTATTGTCTAAACTACATTGCCAGAAGTCTACACCCTGTACTTCTAAGTATAGTTTACGATTTGATTCATCTATATCTAATATCCTAGGAACTAAGTTTGGGAATGCACTATGCATCAGTTTATAGTATTTTAATTCACGACTCCATTTTTCTTGCATTAATTCTGGGTCTACAACTTGATTCTGACCCTTATGATATTCTGTATCATTGTTATACCATTTAACAAATACAGTTTTATCTGTGTTCATTAAACTAGTATATATTAAATTGTTTCTCCAGGGTTCTTCGCCCGGTACACGATTATAGTAATATTCATATATCATATTATACCCTTAATGTTCATTAGTTTAATAGTATGTCTTTGATTAATTCTAAAGATAATTGCTACACGATCCATATATCCGTTGTTAATAGTATAATGACTATATGTAGTATCTAATAGATATAGATTACCTGTAGGGGGTAACACTAGTGGATAACTAACACCGTCTATTACATATGTAATGGTTGCACTAGAATCCCCTTGTATTGGGATCCATATAGTATATTCATCTTCCTGGTCGCTGTGGATTGATACTTTACCACCAGGAGGTTGTACGCTAATACTCCAGCGATATGCATAGGGCATAATCTCTTGTAATCTGTTAATAATACCAAAAGCCATCTGAGTATTACGGTATTCTACACGTTCATGTGTAGTTATATTGTATGGGGGGCAGGGTTCGTTTAAGTTTGGGATATTGCTTTGTATTGCCCATCCATATGGTAATAATGTAGCTGGTTCTGCTGTCATTCTTTGGCGCCATTCATCAGTGATGGTGTCGCCCCCGACTTCAAAGTTCCATTTTAAATGCTGGTAATTATCATTAATTATGTTAAAATATTCAGTTAATTCTTTGGTGTCAACTTTAAAGTTTAGTATTGTTAGTAAATTATCTTTCATTAAGTATTTATTTACTAAATATCTGATGAATAAATATAGCCTAGAGGATACACTAGTAGTAATTTACACTGAATCCTGTGCTGAATTTGAACATGTACGTGATATTTGTTTACTTGAGGATAATTGGTTAAGAGACAATTATACCCGTGAGAATTTAATTGTAGAAAATCATCATGGGTATGGGGTAGTATATCAAGCTAGCACAATGAAACCAATGGTCATGTGCGGGGTATTTAACGACGGTAGATATCCTGACTACGTAGCTAAAATGTGTAGTAGATTATATACGTTTCCGGAGTTTAGAATGACACGTACACAAATGGTTGATGCGTTCCGTATTGCTGATTTATTAGTAAATCATCTAATAAGAGTTAATAAGTTTGAGACTTATTTTATTAGTATGCAGAACCGTGAGGGTAGACCCAATAAGCGTTGGTGGGACGCATGGGTTAGTAGTATGAACAGTGCCAGCAATGATGCTTGGACTTTGGGTGAGGGATATATACAAACATGTCCGCATAACGTACAGAAATGCTGGCAGAATTATGTATATAGGGGGGATTTTACTAAATGGAATCCAAAAACTATATTAGACAATGAGTGGCTATTATTAGAGGTGGGAAAATGAACGACAAGATTAAGTTATTACAATTATTCAACTTTGTATTTGCAATACTAGGGTTTATCTATGTATTTTATACACAAGACTATTCCTGGTTATTAGTATCATTATTGTGTTGGTTCTTTATTGGTCCTATAGCCGTAGTAATAGGATTACATAGAATGCTAAGTCATCGTAGCTTTAAAACACATAAATGGTTAGAAAATACATTATGCTTACTAAGTGTATATAGTAGTGTAGGACCCACTATTAATTGGGTAGCATTACATAGAGTGCATCATCAACATAGTGATATGGATCTAGACCCGCATAGCCCTTATGATGGTGGAATGTTTACTTATAAGAAAGCAATTGAAGTTTGGCTAGGGTTTAATTGGAAAGTCACACACATAGGCATAGATAATGCTAAGGATCTAGTGCGTGATCCGTTGCATAGATTTATATATAGACATTATTTTAGTATTATTCTAGGTACATGTTTAGGATTATTGTTAATCAATCCACTATTAGTAATGTACTGTTACATTATACCCGCAATGATGACATATTTTATAATAGGTATGGTTAATGTTTTAGGACATTTTCACGGGTACCGTAACCACGATAAATACGATATGAGTACTAATAGCTGGATAGCTAATCTGTTCAGCTTGGGTGATGGTTGGCACAACAATCATCATAACAATCCGCAGAGATATTATTCGGGTGAACGATGGTATGAGTGGGATTTAATGGGTTTAATTATAAAGGTAATAAAGGTTTAATTATGGGTGCAATATATATTGAGAAGCCGGAGCTAAGTTATGTACATATACCACGTACTGGTATGGGTATGAAAATATTGATTGAAGAATATTTAAAGCCAAACTTTGATATTAAAGATGAAGATGAATGGATGGTTGACCATCCTAATCTAAAAACTATACGTGAGCATTATCCTACAGCAAAGACATTTACTGTAGTGCGTAATCCATGGATGAGATTATATAGTTTTTATAAGAAGATTAATGAAGAAGGTTATTGGCTAGACTGGAACGATAAACAACTAATGGATTTGAAACCGTTCAACGAATGGATAGCTGACTATTGCAACCCCGAAGTAGTATTTGAGTTCCCAAGATGGTTTAATAGATTTACTACTATGAATGAGTTTATCACTGATGGTGATACTACAGTTGACTTTATTCTCAAGGCTGAGAACTTAGAACAAGACATGGTAATACTACAAGGGTATTTAAACTTCTATCTAAGTATTCCAGACATTAGTAAGACTAATAATCACCATGAATACCGTGATTATTATACTACTGAGTCACGTGAAATGATTAGAAAACTATTTGAAATTGACTGTGACAAGTTTAATTACACGTATTAAACACTAAAGCTACTACCGCAGCCGCATGTTGATTGGGCGTTTGGATTTGATATTTTAAATTCAGCGCCCATTAAATCCTCTATATAATCTACTTGTGCACCTTGCAAATATTGTGCAGACATTGCATCTACTAGTACACCAGTTACGCCGGCCTCAAATTCAAAGTCATCATCGTTTTTCATTTCATCTAATGTAAACCCATAGCTGAAACCTGAGCATCCGCCGCCTTGCACAAACATTCGTAGTTTAATATCAGGGTTATTTTCTTCTGCTATAATATCCGCAATTTTATTACGTGCTGATTCTGTAATTGTTATCATATTCTAAAACTTTCTCCGCATCCACAGCGGTCACGTTCATTCGGGTTGCTAAACTCAAACCCCTCGTTTAGTCCATTACGGACATAATCCATTGTAAGTCCTCTCAGATATACATCATGTTTTTTATCTACTAATATACAAAAGTTAGGTTGAGCATAGTTGATAGTAGTAGGATCACTAACGTATTCTTTTACATACTCTAATACATATGCTAATCCACTACAACCGGTCGTTTTCACTCCTATACGAATACCAACATGTTGGGTAGACGTTAATAGTTTTTCTATTTTTGCTTTTGCTTTATCAGTTACTGATATCATGTTTACTTTTGTAATCAGCTACTGCGGCTTTGATTGCATCTTCAGCAAGGATTGAACAATGGATTTTGACTGGGGGCAATGAGAGTTCTTCAGCAATTTCTGAATTTTTAATAGTTGCGGCTTCGTCCAATGTCTTGCCTTTAACCCACTCGGTAATAAGAGAGGAACTTGCAATCGCAGATCCACAACCGTATGTTTTGAACCTTGCGTCTTTGATGATGCCATTTTCTACCTTAATTTGAAGTTTCATTACGTCCCCGCATGCTGGTGCGCCAACCATACCAGTACCAATATCAGTATCACTCTTATCAAAAGAGCCGACATTCCGGGGATTTTCATAATGTTCGATTACCTTAGTTGAGTATGCCATGATTATTTTTTAGCCTCTGGTGGTTTCTTTTTACTATAAAAGATATGATTACCTATTTGCTTAACTCTGTGATAGGGCCACATTGGATCCACTGTTAAGTTATGAAAGAATAATGTAGTTTTAGGTACTACTTCTGTGTAAGCGTCATTCGCTAATACATCATATGCAATTTGTTTTGATGTTTGATATCTAGGGTTGTTCTCACTTGGTTTAGGTTTGTCTTCACATGCCCAACTAAATTGACACAATTTTCTATCATCTATAGTAGTTGTTTGATATACGACTTTACATGGGTTGCTAGCAAATCCATGCTCTACTCTATTTATCACTACTCTAGCTACCGCCGCTTTTCCGATTGTGCTTTCGCTTCCGGCTTCATAGTATATTGCTGTTGCTAAACATACTAGTTGTTTTGGATCTACCATTTTAGCTATTTTTCTTTCAGTATCCATAACAGCATTTCTAGTATCTACGTTTACTGTCATAGTAGCGCATAGTAAAAAGAATGATAACATTAAAAAATGTTTAAGGTGTAGTGTTTTCATAAGTTTCCTTTCTGATAACCTTTTTAAAGGTATCGATGAACACTCTATCACAATTATATCGTGATAGTAACTATCTCTATTGTCGTGTGTATTAGAACGTCATTCTAACATGTCCCAACAATCACAGTTACAACGAATAACGTCTTGTACTGCTTGTTCAGGCAATAGAATAGTAGGCCCAGTATTAATTGTAAGTATATTCAAATTAGTAGGAATAAGCAATACTTCTGGGCTACCCCCAAGACTTCCTGCAATTCCGGCGCCTGAGACATAATTAACTGTCTTAGTTCCTGGATTACCTGCTAAGTCTATTGTGGGTATTGTAGCTTTCCCCGGTGCACGGTTCACAGCTAGGTCGGGGATATCAACATCATTGTCAAGTTCCACGCCGGCGAGACCCAATCGATGGGCATTTCGTATTTCACGCATACTTGCGATTAGACTAGTTCCTCCTATTAAAGTATTGTCACTAATTGATTCTAAAAATTGTGCAGTTTCATACTGTTCTGTTTCTAGTGCATATTGATTTAAGTTATCAATAAACCCATAAACATCACTAACAGTTGTAACTAAGTTTTTAGTACCATTGGGTAATGCTAAGTCTCTAGCATTTTGCTCTTTGTTGAGCCTAATTCCGAATTCGTTATATATTGCATTAATCTTATTGGTTTTTTCTGTATTATCACGCTGTATAATTTCTGACAATATATTAACATCATTAATTAAGTTTTGTAGGTTAGTGTATGGTCCAGCACCGTTTAGCAAGTTATATATATCTGTTATCTTATTGAATAGTGCTTGTACTCCTGACAATTCACTATAGTCCTTGATACACTGTGTTAATTGATCCCACGGATAGTATATATTTGTCATACACCCAAAGAAATCGCACGTAGTATATACTCCGTCAGTTCCTGTACCCTGCCCCACAGTGTCTAGTGCAGTAGATGCTATATCAGTATTAGTAGGAACATTTGTGCCATTAACATTTAAGCCATTAACATTTTCTAAATTAGTTACGACTTGGGCAAACTTTTCAATATTAACTGCTTTGATGTTTTTAATTTGCATCATTGTTTTACTGAATGAATCACATGCATATGCCAATTCATCAGGCATGATATTGCGTAATCTATCTCCGTAACTTAATGTTTGTACCTTATTAACCTGACCGTTACGATATAATAGATAGTATGTTTTGCTATTAGTTGGTAGATTAGGCTTATCATTATATTCTGGAAATGTTAAACTCATATAACTATTAGGGAATAGTTTTTTAGGATCTAATAAATCAGCTAATGATTGTAAGTTTGCAGTTTGACAGTTCATCGGTATCAATACATCTAGTAAATCATTGTTTAGTATAAGATTAAAACTAGCATATATTAATTTTTGTTGTTCTTTGGTAGCCTCTAATCCATTCATTATATTATTAATGTCATTCGTAGATAGACCGGCTGTCAATAATGCCAAGTTCAAGGCACGTGTTAGTGCTTTGTTTTTGTAGATAGTTCTTAACAGTACATCAGGATTACCAAATTTATCTATATTAAATAAATCTATTACTCTACCACTAGCGATTAAGTCTTGACCCCAAAAGAATGTACTTAAATTGACGCCGGCTATATCACCAGTAATCAAGTCATTCATATTACTATATGCACCGTCTAAGAATGTACCTGCTTTAGCAAAACTACCAATAACTTTATTACTTTGTTTTTTGAATGATAAGCATGTGCTTACTACGTTAAAGAAATCACTGTATGAACCGTTGTTTATATAGAATTCGTTGAATGCTTGTACGGCGAACAAACCCAAGAATCCATAACGTGCAGTAGTTGCGTTGTATTCACGTATATAACCTGCTGGTTTAGTATTAGTTAACAACGGGGTATACTCTGAACCCATAGTTATGAGATTCAAATAAGTTGATACCGGTATAGATCCTCCACCTGATTCACGCACTGCTGTGCCAGTACCAGTTCCCGGGCCTAATGCAGTGAATCGTGTACCTATTGTATTGCTTGATGCACCTATTAATGTAAAGTCTGTAGTTCCTACAGTTTTAATAGTATATGTAGTAAGATTTGTAAATGTTCCGGCAACAATGGTAGCATATGTTAATTCGAATGCCCTATTATATAAGTCTGAAGTTAGTGAGATTGCAGTATCATATGTCAGTGTACCTTTAGTATAACTCCCTATACTATTAACCGTACCGATATATCCGGTTGTTTTAGGATTTATGCATAAACCTTCGTTCTGTATAAATGATCCTAAACAATTTAGATTTAATGGACTATATTTACCTGATAAACTCATGGGACAAACACATCAGGACTTCCTTCAACGATACTATGACCGCAACTGTTTCCTGATCCTATTCTAACGACTGGTACACCTTCTGCAAATACACTAGGACTGCCTTCTGTGGTGGTAGCTGATTCGTGGGGCGGATGTGGTGTTCCCCATGGAGCGTGGGGGCTGATTCTACTAACATGTAATGCTATTGGTTTCCCGTTAACAAACACATGGTCTGCACCACGTTCTAATTTTCCACCAGTTTGATTTGCATCGCCCTTGCGACTTACTTGTGCCATTATAAATCCTTATAGTATATTTAGTCTGTTTTTAAACTAGACTAATGAAACTATTATATAGTTCCGGCTAATGTAGACGGGAATGCTCTAGTTGAGTCATAGAATCGTCTACCTCTCCAAATAATACGTACTGCACCCGAACCGCCGGCGCCACCTCGTAAGGCATATCCACCGCTATTAATCCAATCACCCCCGCCGCCGCCTCCACCAAAATTGCCACCGGTACCGCCCACACCAGCATCCGGGGCAACGTTTTTCGTACCATTTGTACTGCCACTTCCGCTACTTCCGCCGACTCCTGAACCTGATCCATCTAGACCCTTACCATATATACCCACACCACCTCCACCTGTTGCACCGACGTTATTACCATAGGCACCGCCTTGACCTCCACCGCTGTTTGATGCAGGTGCACCGCCATTCTGGTTACTAAACAAACTACCACCTACTCCACCTATACCGGCATATCCGCCAGCGCCACCACCACCTCCGTTATATTGTGCTGTCGAACCTCCACCTAGACCAACTAAGCCCGTGCCGCCAGCATAAGAAGTCTGTTCTGCTATACCAGCAGATCCACCTTGACCACCGCCCAATGCTAAACAAATAGCAGTACCGTTTAATGATATAGAACTGTTACTACCATTATTTTTTATATAATTTACTGCCTCACCACCGGCACCAACTACTACAGTATATGTAGAACCTGGGATGACTGTTATATTATTTCTATATGCTAGATACCCACCGTCTCCTCCATAAGCACCATTAATATCCCCGGGTCCGCCGCTTCCACCGCCACCAACAGCAACTACTGAAATTTCAGTTACATAAGCAGGTGCTATCCATGTATATGTTCCCGGTGTAGTATATACTTGTTCTCCGGGCGCTATTTCAGTAAACGGGTTAGATGTTGAATAGCGAATAAACGATGGATTGTTTGTAGTTAGTACTCCGGTATTAGAATCATCATTATTAGTATTGGTTGTGTTAAGTCCTAAGAACACTACAGAAGAACCCAACGCACCGTTATATACGTTAGCGCCAGTTGTTCCTACGGTAGATATTGTTAACGGATTTGCTGGTGGAGTAAAGGCGCCAGTATATAACGGAGAAGTAGTAATTCTCATATTTGATAATGAACCCTTAAGGTAATAGTTACCTCCACCAGCATAATTGAATAACGTCATAAATACTGTTACAGATCCTGTATTCCAGCCAGTAGTAGTACCAGTTAAAGTCCACAATGTGCCGTTAACAAATAACTTTAAATTACCCGATGATACTACTACTGCTACATGTTGCCATGTTGAGTCATCTCTAGTTAGAGAATTAACACTTTTAGCACCTAACCCACTTGCTGCCGGGGTGTGTGCTGGACCTATTCCGATACGATTTGAACTATCGATTGATAAATATTGCGCCGGATTAATAGTACTACTAGCACTGAGAATTACTTCAGTAGTATTTCTGGATCCAGTATTCAATCTAATCCAAAATTCAATCGTTAAATTATTTCTTATACCATATGCAGAATTGTTGGCCATATTAATAGAGCCTCTACTGCCGGTTCCCCCATCTGATATAACAGAATAACTAGCTATAGACGGTGTAACTGAATTACTAGTGACAGTGCTTGTGCTTATAGCATTTGTAGCAGTAACAATACATGTAATTGATGTGCTGACATCCTGAGCCAATATTGTATATGTATTATTTGTTGCGCTAGCTATATCAACACCAGAACGTTGCCATTGATATGTAAACGTTAGAGTTGGATAACCATACCATGAACCAGTGGTACATGTTAAATCTAAGCCAAGCACTGTAGTACCTATAATTGCAGGAGTTACATAGTTAACAGGTGGACCAGTAACTATACCGGTACTATTAGAATTAGCAGTAACTACACCAATCAAACTTGTAGCTGTGTTAGATGCGGTGACAACACAACGTATTGTATTTCCTGCATCCGCATTTACTAGAGTATATGTTGCACTAGTTTCCCCGCTGATATTAACACTCGCACGTTGCCATTGATATGTAAACGTTGGTGTAGGTGTACCGGTCCATGTTCCGTCAGTAGTAGATAATATTTGTCCAACTGCTTCTGTACCAGTAACTGCTGGTGCTACTGTATTTACCGGTGTACTACTTACAATAGATGTACTATTAGAATTAGCAGTTACACTAGTGACTGAGTTGGTAGCTGTGACTATACAACGTATAGTGTTTCCTAAATCTGAACTAGCTAATATATATGTGCTACTAGTTGCACCTGTAATGTCAACCCCGGCACTTTGCCATTGGTATGTAAACGTTGGTGTTGGATAACCAGTCCATGTACCATTTGTTGTAGTTAGTGTATAACCTTGTACGGGTGTACCAGTTACAGCAGGTGCCAATGTGTTAATTGGTTGCCATACAATAGCAGATGTTGCGTTAGAATTTGCACTAATTGGCCCTAATACATTTGTACCGGTAACTACACATCTTATAACATAACTTGCATCACTACCTACTAAAGTATATGTACTATTATTTGCACTTGCAATGTTAACACCCGCACGTTGCCATTGATACGTGAATGTTGGTGTTGGATAACCAGTCCATGTACCATTTGTTGTAGTTAGTGTATAGCCAACTTGCGTAGTACCTGATACGACCGGTGCCACGGTATTAGCTGGCATCCAATTAATTGCAGTTGTTGTATTAGAGATTTGCGTGACAGTATCTACTGTATTAGTAGCAGTAACTACACATTGTATAGTGTTTCCAGCATCAGTATTTACCAATGTATATGTGTTATTTGTTGCGCTAGCTATATCAACTCCGGCACGTTGCCATTGATACGCAAATGTTGGTGTTGGGTAACCCGTCCATGTACCGGTTGATACTGACAATGTTTGTCCAACTGTTGTTGTACCTGTGATTGCCGGTGCAATAGTATTAATTGGTTGCCATACAATAGCAGAGGTTGCATTAGAGTTTGCACTAATTGGCCCTAATACATTTGTACCGGTAACTACACATCTTATAACAGTACCGGCATCACCACTCACTAGTGTATATGTACTACTAGTTGCGTACCCGCTACCAATATTAACACCTGCACGTTGCCATTGATATGTAAGTATTGGTGTTGGATAACCAGTCCAAGTACCATCTGTTGTGGTTAGTGTATAGCCAACTTGTGTAGTACCCGACACCACTGGTGCAACTGTATTATTAGGCATCCAATTAATTGCAGTTGTTGTATTAGAGTTTTGTGTAACGGCACCTGTACTATTGGTTGCAGTTATAGCACAACGTATTGTATTTCCTGCATCACTACTCACTAGTGTATATGTACTACTAGTTGCTCCCGAAATATTAACTCCCGCACGTTGCCATTGATATGCCAACGTTGGCGTAGGACTACCAGTCCATGTGCCCGATGTTGTAGTTAGTGTTTGTCCTACGGTTGTAGTACCGGTTAATACTGGTGTTACTGTATTAAGCGGCAAACTACCTATGCTATTACTAGTGATACTATTTGGACTAGTTCCTGCTCTATTAGTAGCAGTTACCACAAATGTATAATTAGTAGTACTAGTTAAACCACTTACAGTGATAGGTCCGGCAGTTGATTGATTAATAGTTCCAACAATACTTTCCGGAGTACTTGTTGCAGTATATGTTGATACTTGTGCATCAACTCCGAATGGTTGTGTGGGTGCAACAAATGTTACTGTTGCACTAGTTACATCACCGGGGACAGCTAGGCTACTGTTTCTACTAGCGGTAATAGACGTAGGTGCTTCAGGTATAGCAAATATACCTGTTACGTTCATTCCTGCAGTAAATTGTACCCCACCGCCAATTTCCATTTTACCCTAATATAATTTTTTTATCCGGTAATTTAATACCTGTAGTAGCCTCAATATATTTGTCTTTGATACTATCCTCGGTATCGCTGTAAAGAGTAACACTATTAGTATTTAGTGTAACATTTGCTCCGGGATCTCCGGTAAAAATACTAGGAATCATTTGCATCCCTTGCTGTGAGGGTGCTATACTTACAGGTTCTGAAATAGTAATATATCCACCACCTGTATTTTCTATTACTTTGGCGATTAATTCTTCACCACTATTCAACTTAAATGTGTAAATTTTTCCAACTTGCATCATACGCTTTCTGTTAATTTTGTTCTGAGTTCATTAAACCCACCGATTAATTCTCCATCTAAGAAGATTTGCGGTACTGTTCTGGCAGTTGGAACTGCTTCTAATAATTCTTCTTTAGTAAATCCATCACCAATCTTGCGTTCTTCAAATTCGATACCCTTACTTGTTAGTAATGCCTTTGCTTGGTCGCAATAAGGGCAGTGATACTTACTCCATACAATTGCTTTCATTATTGTTGTCCTAATATTTTTTTCATTGTTCTTACGTGTACTCTATCTTTTTCTTTTTCTTCTTCCGGAAGTTGTTCATAAGGTACATGTTGTGCGGCATTATAATCTGCCTTTGGATTACGTCTCATCCATTGAATATGAATAAACTCAGCAGCCTTTTCTTCATCATTTGAAAATCTTTTGACTGCTTCAAGTGCCGCTTGCCCAGCCGCTAGATTTTCTTTTTGCCAATCTGGATGTATTTTATTAAAAGATTGATTAATATCACCTTCAGTTCCGTCACTATTCTTTTTAATCCTAGGCTTTGTGCCAGACGGATCATAATTCTTACGCCATTCTTCATGCGCTAGTGCGGCAAATGTTGTTACTGAATCTTCACTAATTTGCATGGACTCGTTAATCATGTTTAATTGTTTTCTAATATCTTTTTCTATCATAATACTGGTAACTCCTCATAATCAACTACGTCACTCATTACACCAATAACATAGTTAGTACTTTCTGTTTCTTGCAATGCTGATTGCTTTTTATTAATATTCACGTGTTTGTTGAACCATGGAATGGGTGAGTGTTTTGGATGGTTCTCATTATATTTAATACCGATATCTTTCAGACGATTAAAAGCAGTGTAGTCCACAAAGTCTGATAATATCTCTGCATTCAATCCAATCACAACTCCCCGACTGAATAAATAATGTGCCCATTCTTTTTCTTCACGTATAACATCCATATACAATTCATATACTTCACGTTCACATTGTTGTTTTGCTATTACAAATCTTGGGTCATCTTTAGTTACGTTATTAATTAACCAAGCTGTCCATTCTGCATGTAGTATTTCATCTTGCAATATCAAACTGATAATGTTTCCGTTACCAATGTAAATCTTGTTCTCTACCATAGCAAGACTTGTTGCAAAACTAACCATGAAGCGTAATGCCTCTAATGCATAGCTAGCATTCAATGCCATCCAAATACTGTTAATATGTTCTTGATGTCCTACTTTGCTAGGATCTAATTCTTTCAAACAATTTAGTTGATGTAGTTCATCATAATATTTGCCTACACTACTAGACATTTCAACTATTTCTTTTGTATCGTGAATTTTATTGAATTCTTCTTTAGGAACACCATATACGTTCCTAATAATATGACTGTAAGATTTTGAGTGTATATTAGTTTCAAAGAAACTCCAATTGCTAACTAATGCTTCAAGTTCTGGAATACTGATTACGGGCGAAAATACTTGACTCGGTGCACGACCTTGAATACTGTCAAGTGCGGTTTGTCTCAACAGGTTGCTAGTAAAAATGTGTTTAATTGCATCACTGCTATCCTTGTGGTCAATCTTATCTTTTGTTAAACTAATTTCTTCCGGCACCCAAAAGAAACCACGTGCTGTTTCTTCATACTTAGCTAGTCTTGGGTACTTGACTTCTTCAAAACGTTGCACTGTTACAGGGCCTTCTGGATCTAAAAACATTGTACGTTTTAGATAGTTTGTTTGTTTACTTAGGTTATATTGTTCTTTACTCATAATACACAACTTTCACAATATTCTTCATCTTCAATAATATCTTGCTTTACAAAAGGAATAATATTATCTTCTTGTAGTGCAGCCTTACTACCTACTTTATTAATTAAACTATAATAAATTGTTTTTAGACCCCACTTGTATGCAAGCATTAAATTCTTAGCAATCAATGTACCGGGTACTTTACCTTCAGCAAAGTATGCAGGATTATAGAATGTGTTTGTACTTAGACTTTGGTCAATGTATACTGCTAACACTGCTGAAGTTTTCAAATACTCTACACAATCTTTTTGATCCCACATCATTTGATAACGATTCTTTAAACGTTTGTACTCTGGCACGACTTGTACAAACGAACCAGCCTTTGATTCCTTCACAGAAATCAATTCCATCGGCATTTCAATTCCGTTGGTGGAGTTTAACACAACTGAGCTGGATTCGACCGGTGCCACGGCCATTAAAGTTGCATTGCGAATGCCATACTTCAATAATTTTTCACGTAGACTTTCCCAATCCATACTAGGACTGAAATCTGTCAACTCATTGACACCTTCACTTCTACGTTCCCAAGGGAATATACCCTTACCATAATATGTTTGCGCTGATAGTTTACATGCACCACGTTCTTGTGCTAATTCTACGCTTGTTTCAGTTAGATAATATGCTTGATGTTCCATCCAACGTTTTACTTCTGCCAATGCTTCTGGCGTGCCATATTTGTAACTACGCTTTGCATGCCAGTATGCTAAATTGGTAATCCCTACACCAAGAGGTTCGAAATCTAAGTTAGCTAACTTACTCTGTACACTGAGGAAGTCTTGATAGCTAAGGAGATTACTTAAACTTCTGACTAATACTCTACATGCCTTACGCATTTCTTGGGGCGTCCTAAACGCACCCCAGTTCACACTGCCCAATGTACATAGTGCAATGCGACCTGCCTCGTCTTCAATACGTTGAAAAGGCTTTGTAGGTAATAGTATTTCTTGGCAAAGGTTACTCTGATAAATCGGATCAAGTTTAGTATCAAACGGACCCTGATTAATTACGTTATCAATGAATACTAGATATATACGACCCGTGTCAGTGCGTTCTTTTAGTATTCCATTCTTAAATATTTCTACTGCAGGCAATACTTTCTTTTTGATGCCACGCTTACTTTCATACATTGTATAAAGTTTTTCAAATTCTTCACTATCTCTATAGTATGCTTCATATAAATCTGGTACATCATGTGGATCAAACAACGTGATGTTTTCATTCTTAGCAAAACGATTAAAGAACATCTTGTTGACAACTACACTGTAATCCATTTGACGTACACGTGTTTCTTCTGTGCCTTGATTGTTCTTCAACACAATCAAATCTTCAAACTGATAGTGCCATACTGGAAATGTAACTGTACAACTTGCATTGCGTACACCACCTTGACTGCAACTACGTAGATCACCAAACCATTTCTTTAAGAAAGGAATCATGCCGGTGTGTTTAATTTCACCGTTACGAATAGGTGCACCTAGTGGTCTGATTCTACCAATCTCTAAGCCAATGCCAGCACGTTTGCTAGCATACTTTGCCATCATTTCTCCGGCCGCGAAAATACTGTCCAAAGTGTCATCCGAAGTAATAAGTACACAACTACTAAACTGTTTAGTAGTAGTTCCAAGCCCTGCCAGCACCGGCGTAGCAAGAGTGAAGTGACCATCACTGGCGCATTCATAATATTCTTTAACATATTTTAATCTCTTTTCTTTGGGTTCATTGTGGAAAGCAGTGGCGGCTGCTATTGCATACCTTATCTGCGGACTTTCATAAATTTGACCAGTAGCACGGTTCTGCACTAAGTACTTTTCGGTTAATTGTGCGATAGCCGCATAAGTGTAATTTTCGTCCTTGCTATGGTCAATAAACAAATCAATGATGTTCCATTCATCCTTTGTATACCAATTTAGTAATTCGGTAGTATACATACCAGCTTCAACATTGGTTTTTACGATATCATATAACGGAGGGGGTGTGTATGTACCATATACGCTTTTACGTAGCATTGATACCTTTTGTCTACCTGCTACATATTGATAGTTGACATTATTAATGTCTGGGTTCTCTGTTTCATCAATTAAATTAACCATTGCTTTAAGCAATAGTTCATCGATTGTTTCGGTACTTATTCCATCATGTAATTCAATTTGTGCTTTAATCTCAATCATGCTTGGGCTAACATTATCTATGCCCTTGCAGTCATGTGCTACTTGTCTCTGTATTTTTGCTATATCTAGTGGTACTATTTCGCCGTTGCGCTTGACTACGTTTATATTCATTGTATTCCCTGTTATAGTTTTGATTGTATGTGTGATACGTCTACGTGACGCTTAATGGTAAAATCGGTTAGTGAACTACTTAGTACCATATTGGGCCAGTAATTAAGTACATATTTTGCGTTATCAACCAGGACTAATACCACATCATCGCCCGTTTTATCAGTAGCCTCAATCAATTCTATATCGTTTTCTCCTGTCAGTAGTAGAGTATAACACATTCCTACTGCTCTTGCAACAGTACAATAGGTATTTTCTACCAAAAGATCCCAGGGACCGGGCCAAGTATTATTGTCCAAAATGTGTAGATGATGATTGACTAATGGTGCATCTTGCCACCAACGATCAATTTCTACACATTTGGTTTGAATATCTACAGATTCTATTTTTTTTCTGAGTTCGTACCAACTACGTAGTCTGGTATCATAGTTTTGTTGAAATACATTAATCACAGTATATTTAACATTGATTCGCACGTGCGTGTGAATTTAGTTGTTTATTCTGTTACTTCAGGTTCAACAGGTTCAACATAAGGAATCCAACTCAACGTAGTCTCGTCCCACGTCCATGAACCTTCGGTTGGATAAGGTATCGGTGATATTATATTGTAATTTTCATAGTCAATTGTCCATGAAGGATATGGATTAGATGCAACTAAATCATCTATTTTTTTCTGACGTTCTTCATCAGAAATTTTATTAATAGTCCATACATCATAACAAATTCCATCAATTATTTTATATTCTGGTCCTTCAATTACTTCATCCCATTTAGGGAACGGTCGTTCTATACGAATAAATTTACAGTAATTTTCTGGCAAATTTTCAAAATCTATACCTGGATAAAGCATTTCTAAATTAGATTGTTGCATCGGATGATTCATTATGTTACCATCATTTATTTCAATATATAAATTCATAGATTTCCTCTTAATTAAACGTCTGTTGTTGGTGCGGGATATTTATGACGGGCGCCCCAAGTTATTCTTACACCACCGATACCGCCGTTTGACCGGCCAGCTGTGTGGTTAGTTCCTGTGCCACCGCCACCGCCCCCAAAGTAACCGCCTTGGCCGGTGCCTGCTGGTATACCACCGTCTGTACCACCACTACCCCCGATGCCTGAAGAATTGAGTGCTGATGAGACCTGGCCAGTATCCATATTGGCATCTTTGCCTGTTCCATATATTCCTGTACCGCCACCGCCAGCACCCATTGCCAAAGAAGAGCCGCCTGTGCGGCCACTACTTGACCCACCTGTCATTGAATATCTATTACCTGCATAAGGGGTTGGGTAAGACCCGTTTGCGGCTGAACCAGCATTGTTCCCGCCACCACCTGCTGTACCTGAATAACCTCCTGCCCCACCACCACTGCCTCCTTGTGCAGTAGTTGATGAACTGCTTGCTCCACCCACACCACCTGACGCACCACCACTACTTTTAGCACTTGAGTGTATGGTTCTTGTGCCACCTGCAGGTGTGCCACCACCTACTGCTCGGGCAGCATCGCCGCCGCCAGCTGTTAATAATAATAAAGTTCCACTAAATGTAATCGGACTTGCTAATGTACCTACTGTTTGTGAAACTCCTATTGTGTATGTTCCTGTGTAACCATACTCACCTGTCACAAATGTGTTTATTGTAGTTGATGATACACCTGAACCAGTTATAGTTATTCCGGTCGTTATTAACCCTGAAAGCATTTCAGTTATGAATAAACTAGTGTCTGAGGTAAAACCCCTAAACGAAACAGTTCTGGTAATAGTACTAGAACCGCCTGCTGTTGCTGTATTTAATGCAGTTGATTGACCACCGTCACCTGCTACTACAGTAAATGATTCTCCGGGTCTACATGAGAAGTTTGCCCAAGCTAAAGCACCACCTGCACCTGAACCTTTTCCTGTCGTACTACTACCCTGCATACCTGCGCCGCCTCCACCTATAGCACATATTGAGAATTCAGTTACCCCGGCTGGAACAGTCCATGTATATGTTCCCGGTGTAAAATAATTTTGTTGACTGTTTGCTATAGCAGTTGATCCGTAATAATTACCTGTATTTGTTGAAGGGTAGCTTCTATCTGTACCCCACATTATTCTAACACAACCTCTTGCACCGAATCCAGAACCTGTGCCAGGATTGTTAGAAAGTCCACCGCCACCACCACCACCAAACAATCCACCATTAGTTGAATTACCGGCTTCACTCCATGCTGTTACCAAACATAGTGCTTGTGGACTCATAAAAATAGATGTTGGCAATCCACCTGAACCTCCACTGCCTTGCCAACCAGCTGTACCACCTTTGCCACCGTTTGCTCCTTGACCCCAAGGTCCTGTTCCACCCCCAGCTCCGGCATTGGTGTTGCTGGTGCCGCCACCGCCGCCACCTCCGCCACCCCTTATACCATCACCGGACAAGGCGCCGGTTGGTGCACCGATACCACCGGTAACTGTTAGATGTTCTGCAACGGTGGCATACCCGGCACCTCCACCTCCGCCAGAAGTTCTTTCATCTGCAGCCGCTGTAGTTACATATGATGTTCCACCGTAAGAAACTGAAGAATCTGTTGAACTAGACCTGAGGATTGTGCCTACACCTGACGTTGCGGCGGTATTAGTATTTGTGCTACCGGCGCCACTTCCGCCTCCTTGACCTCCCGGTGCGCTTAGTAATCTAGTTCCGCCTCTTGCAATATATGACTCTCCCCCATCTCCGCCACTTGTTGCACTAGCAGCCGCCCTGTTGCCACCACCACCAACAATAACAGATAATGATTCTCCGGGTGTTACGGGTATCTCATTTCCCCACGCTAACGAACCACCGGCACCACCAGCAGAAACTGAGGTAGCATGGGCGCCACCTCCGCCACCACCACCAATGCAACAAGCATGTATTGAAAAGACTCCTCTAGGTACAATCCATGTAAAACTTCCTGAACTAGATGTCCATTCTTCTTGTCCAGCTAACGCAACGTACTGAACTTCTGGGTTAGAAAAACGAAATCCTGCCATAATTATGAGTAGAAAATAATTTTTAATCCTTTGGCACCAGTGCCGGCTGACGTTATGTCAATTGTGATTAACCCATCATCAGGAATAGCCGTTGTAACTAATGAAGTTGCAGTTGCCGCAGTAACACTTGATAATTCAGTAGCGTCTATACTTAATTTATTTGTTGCATTTAATATAGAAGTACCGTCTAATTTAATATCACAAGTTACTAAACCAGATGAAGAGGCAGTAGTTAGTGTTGCTCTGGGTGTAGCAGATAGTGCCATTGCTACAGGAGCTCTAAAAGACATTCTTGCAGTACTAACAGTTACATTACTTGTTTCATCAGTAACTGCAATTATAGTAACAGAAGCAGTAGAAATTCCGGCAGTTGCTGTTGACGCAGTACCAGTTACATTAGTTGAGGGTATTTGTTGCCAGACCAATGTTGTACCGGAGTTTGCAAATACTTTATATAGAAAGTTGGTTGTAGGATTGTACCACTCGTCCCCCGGCATACCAATTGGGGGTTGAGTTGTTGATACTGTATGAGTGGGTGTTTTTCTAGTACTCACCTGTAATCTCCTAAAATTAAGCCTGTGCTTCAGTCCAAGATAAACGAGGTAAGATGTTTCCAGTTGCACTTAAACAAGTAGCACAAATAGTGATAACGTCAGGACCATCTGGGTACTTACCAAGAGCAGTTGTTGGTACAAGTGTGTTAGGTACTCCCGTTGTTGTTGGTCCACCACCCAAAATACTAGTACCAATATCTCGAACCAGTGTCAATTCTTGTTGTGTAACACCAGTTGTATTAGTAAAGAATGAGAACATACTCTCACCGCCTGAAATAGTTTGTGAAATAGTATGAATAGCATATTGAGCTAAACTTGAACCGCCTGCTGGTACAAATGTGCCAGCACTTGGAGAACCATTTAAAATAATGTCAATACGAAACGCCACACTTGTATTAACGTCTATTTGTCGTAAAACTAACTGCATGCGGTTAATGATTTCACGTGCGCCTAACAAACCAGATTGACCTGAATCCACACTCGGGCTAACACGTAAACTCAGTAGTGGTACACGTTGATTTTGTTGACCGCCGGTAAATGCAAATGCTGTATTAACACCAACGTTGAACACCAAAGATTTATCATCATCATAACGACCATCCATAATAACTGAACTACCCCAGTGATTAATAGTAGTGGCAATTAGTGGACTATATAAACTAATTTTAATTGGGGCAACGGCACTATATGTGAATAATGTTGCCGCACCACCACCTGTTTGGGCTCTAGCACTAATTGTCAATGCAGTATTAGTTCTAGCACTGTATGAGATATACTCAATAGCCGCACCGGTAGCTCCGGATTGTGTTAAGTAAGCTGTACCACTACTTGGCCATCTACTAAAATCTGCACCACTGATGGTTGCACCTGTAGTGGCACTACTTGCTAGTGTAGCTGTTAAATATGTAGTAAAAGCAATAGTGTTTGTTTCATAGCGGGCACACATATTACCTGAGCGCATCCATGCTAGATAGTTTAAGTTGTTGTTAGGAATACGATGACAATACATAACGTCACCGCGAGTATTTCTAAATCCAAAACGAATCTCACCTGCACCATACCATGAATAGTCCATGTAGAACATTTGCATTTTTGTTAAGTCAAGATTAAAGCCACTTGCACCGGTGCCATCAGATTTATCTATATTCCATGCTGATTGTACAAATTTAGTATCAATTGTTTTACTGATGATAACATTAGTAGATGATACACCTCTATATTCAGGGTATATCGATAGTACTGTATTACTAGCAATATCTTGAACCAAATAACTTTGTCCACGAATAACTATATAATCACCGGGTTTTAATTGATCGGGGAAAGTAGTTGCTAGTCCGGTAACAGTTTGACTTGAGTTAGTTACTGTAGCACTACCACTTAATTGATACGTACTTGAACGTTTTACTACTGACATTGTTTGACCGTCATATTCAAAGAACAATCCGTTTTGTTGGTCAAACATACCAATTCTAGTAGTAGCATTATACCATAAATATGGACTTATGTATATAGGGAAACCTGTCGCTGTGGCTGCTGTTGGTGTAGATAATGCAGTATATGTGAACGATAGTCTTGATGGTACTGTTGTAACCGTAAATATACCGTTGTAAGCTGTTTCAGTTGCTCCAACTACTTGAATTTGTGCACCAACTTGTAAACCATGTGTTATTTTACATGTTACGGTAACTGTTGTACCACTAGATGTTATAGAATCTTGCCATAGTTGCGGCTTCATAATCGTACCAGTTGAAAACTGTATACCCTTACCAGATTGATAACGGAAGTAACGACGGGTTTGTCGAATAACTTGATAGCCGTGTGTAGCATATCCATTACTAAATTGAACACCACCACTCCACGGACTATGTTCAACATAACCAGTTGCTCTTGGATAGAATGTTGCATTTAGTGTTGATGTTGGTGTACCTGTTGCCGCTGTAGCAAAAGTAAATGTATTGTTAGTTGGGGTAGAGACTACTACCACTACAGTATTATTAATTGCTGTTACAGTACCAACACCAGTTAGGTATACGTGATTACCTACTTGTAATCCATGTGCGTTTGTAGTAGTTACTGTACATGAACTAGCCGCAATGGCTGAGAATGCACTAGTACCTGCAGGAATTGCGGAACCCGTAAAAAATGTACCTGCAAATACATATGTTTTAGTAGCATCAAATAGTGTAGCACTAATCATTGTTGGGGCAGTTAATGTTTGATATGTGAACACCCCTGTTGATGCGGTACTACTATTACAAATCCACCAGCCATCAGCATTTCCCATATCAAGTGTATTTTGAATAAATAATGTTTGACCTGCAGTTGGTATAGTTGCAGAGAATACAATACCACCAGCAGTATTTGCGACCGGAGATATAATTGTAATTTGAGTTGCACTATCAATAGAAAGAATAGTTGTTATACCTGCACCAAATGCACCAACACCACTTTGTCTAGTAATTGCCATACCTGGATATAAACCAGTAATGCTTGCTAAACCAGTAATTGTTGAAACCGTAGTTGCACCAACAATTGTACCGCCTGTAAATGATAACGCAGTTGCAGTAACAGTGGTAGTTGATGATGTTAATGTTGTTAATGGAATAGGAGCAGTTGCGTCAAAGAATGCACTAGGACGATTATTAAGTAAGTTAACACTTTCCCACTTAGTTGGTTGTACACCGTATTCGAAGTCAGTATCAATCAATGATTGTGGTTGACTTGTACGTAATTTACCAACCGGATCCATTAATGCTTCTGAAGGAGTTATTTCACTATAAGTTTCTTCAACGATAATAGACAACTTATCTGTACTACTATGACTTGATGTAATGTACGAGGTAATGATTGTAGTCGTTTCTAATCCAGTTACTGAACTTATGCTATTAGTGATAGTAGCAGTTAAGCTAGGATCACTAAAATTATAAATTACTGTACCTCTAGTTACGTTAGTAATCAACAACAATTGTTCTGCTCTGATAAATTTGCCCGAAACAACAACAGTATTGGTGCTCGGTGTAAATGTATAGCTTTCTAATATTACGTGTTTTGCCATTTTAATTAATCTCCTAATGCGATGGTTGTCGCTGAAAACGGGTATTTGCGAGTTTGGACAGATTGACTAGTGCCGGTAATCATTACAACTGCTTGGTCTCCCGGAGCCGGCGCGTTATAAATTATTAAATTACCAGTACTTGTCACTCTAAATCCTTTGTATGAGTTATATTCTACGATCCACGGATATGTCAATTCTTTGACATATGGTGCTAAAATCTGACCATTCAATGTTACTTGAACATCTTTTGAATCTACTACTGTATTTATGCTAGTTTGATCCTGCTTCAACGGAAACACTGCTTTTCTACCGTCAAATTGTGTACTAATATCGTTACAAATAATGGGTAAACTGCCACGATAAAGCGTACCTATCGTTACTGGTACTGCACCAGATGATAAGTCTGTTCCTGTTGATTTAATTTTTGTTAGTGCCATATTTGTCCTTTATTATTGTCCTAGAAATCCCGATGATGGTGAGCTAAAGTTAGCAGTATATCTTGCAAATCCCTTTGTGATTCTAAAATCATCTATATAACCATTAAGATAATTAGTGCCACCGCCACCCGATGAATTATTTCCTACAGTAGGTATACCTGCGATATAATTATTTGCATCTGTATATGTTGATCCCGACTGAGCACCATTGACAAATAGCTTAGTAGAACCAGATGCCCTAGAAATTGCTATGTGGTACCATGTAGCATTGGATAATGCAGTACCAAGTATTCTATTTCCACCAGAAACATGAAAATATGGTCCCAAACTGCCTCCATCAATACCAATAAGAATACCCAAACTATTACCCGAGTCTCTTGCATCATATAATGTACAACCTCCCGTAATAGAGGTAAAATAGACCCACATTTCAATGGTAAAGTCACCTGTACCAAATGCAAGCAATGGACTACTTGCTATAGTTAAAGAATCACCGTTACCATCAAATAAAATACTACCTGAATTATATTTCTTAACTGCGGTAGATATTTTTGCGTCCCCGAATACACGAATGTTATTGTTACCGGTTTGGTCAATAATACCACCATTTGTTCCATTTAATAAAAATGTAGTACCTGATATAGCTGTTAGTATTGAGGTTGGTGGAATAAAGTTAGCTGTGTACACTGCGGTGCCTTTAACTACACGTATATTGGACATAATTCCAGCAAAACCTCTGGATCCGTCTTGCGATCTACCAAGCTGAATAGTTCCTCCCTGACTACTATAAGTATTTCCATTTGCCGCACTTGCAACTGATACTCCATTTACAAATATTTTTGCAGTGCCGCTTGTTTTTACAAAAGCAATATGATACCATTGCTGGAGTGTAGGATTAAATGCACTTGATGTTGTATCCCACGCAATACCATTTCGACCAAACCTCAATGTGCTTTGGTACCAAACAAAATCGCTAGACCCTGACGCACTTCCACTAAGAAAGGCTCCTTCACCGCTTGCACCAGTTGCCGGTAACCACATCCAAAATTCAAATGTAAAATCTCCAGTTCCAAAATCAAAGGCTACATTAGTTGGTATGGTCAACATATCAACGTTTGCAACAGCAAAAAATGTACCACCGCCGTGTATTGCTGGATCATATGAAGCTGTGCTACTGAACGGGTTGAATTTGGTAACGTTAACGTCACCATTTCTAGTAACTGCAAAAGTATTAGTAGAAATATCTTTAAAGATACTTGATTGACATGTTAATAAACTTGTATTTGTAATTGCTGTAAGTGGTGTCGTGCTTGGTGTAAACGTAGTAGTATAAAGTCCAGTACCTTTAATTATACGAAAATTGCTGATATAACCGGGAAAAGAATTATCTCCGCCGCCGGCTATAGCATTACGACCTATAGTAGGTATACCCTGATTATAATCATTTGCATCTGTATATGTTGATCCTGCCTGAGTTCCATTGACAAATAGTCTAGTAGAACCAGATACCCTAGACAAAGCTACATGACTCCAAACGTTAGCCGGAAAAGCTGATCCTTGTGCAATTCGATTTGTTCCACTAACCATTAATGATAAATTATTACTGCCTTGAAAATACCAATTTACTGAAACTGAACTTCCGGCAGTCCTACTATCGTATATTGTATAGTTTCCTGCAGTTCCTAATAAATATATCCAGCATTCAATAGTAAAGTCACCTGTACCAAATGTAAAGGCTGCATTGGCTGCTAAAGTTAAATAATCTCCGCTGCCATCAAAGTAATTACTAAAACTACTTGCACTAAATGGACTATATGTACCTTGATAAAGACTTCCACTTGTAGTAATTGCAATTGCACTTGTACTACTGTCTACAAAAGAAGAATTAGTTGCATTGTTACTTGCGCCACTACCTTCACCATTTAACAACAATGTCGTAAGGTTGAATTGGGGGTCACTTACAGTAACATTCAATGTAATTGATTGTTGTGTGTTTTGTAATTGTGCATCAGTCACGATAATAGTAAAAGAATATGCTGTACTAGTAGTCAAGCCGATAATAGTACCAGACAATAATCCACTTGAACTTAATGATATACCACTTGGCAATGAGCTACCATTTTGCAATGTATAGGTTAACGGTGCATCACCTGATACTAATAACTGCACACTCAAAGTAGCAGTTGTGGCTAAATAAGAACTAGTTGTCCAAGTAGGGAATCCACTAGCAGTTAATACATACAATGCGCCGGTATTATTTGTATTAAACACTGTTAAATTATATGTTCCATTTGCTATACTAGGAATTACTGCTCTAATTTCATTTGAATTAATAAGTGTAGAAGTTGCGATAGCTATACCATTATAATATAATGAATAGCCGGACATGAATCCTATGCCAAATATTTTAATATATCCGCCGGCACTTGACACAGCAGTATCATCCAATGCATCATAATTGCTATCGGTTATTACCACTTGTCTAATAACAACCGTGGATGAATATGCACTTGAAAGCGTACTGCTACTTGTAGTTTTACGATTACTAGCAGTTTTTATTGCCATTAGCTAATCTCGCTTCCAAACGCACTAAAACTAACAGAAGCTGTATTTGCGCTACATGCAATTAAATCAGTAGTTGCTAATGTGATACCTAATGTCAATGTAATCGTATCATTTGCTGGCACCGGTGTGCTAAAATTTATATAGTGTTTAGTTAATATGCTTGCTCCGGACGGTTGTACTGCTATCGTAAATGTAGCAGTTGTTGCCGCTTGATTACAGACTGTTATTGTACTTACTACTGTTTGTGTACCTGCAGGAACTGTATACAATGTTGTCATTGTATTACCTGCTGGATTAATTTGTCCTAATACTTTATATACGGTTGCCATGATTTATCCTATTATTCTATATTTATTCTTATCGTCCTATAAATGCCGCTGTCGGTGCAGTGAAGTTAGCAGTGTATCTAGCAACACCTTTTGTAAATCTTATATCATCAATGTATCCAGTAAAGTTATCACCACCTCCAACTTGACCACCTATGTTAAGTGCAGTAGTTGCTGTGGTAAATGTTGCAGAAGATGTGTGTGTATATACTTGAGCACCATTTAAAAACACTTTAAATGTAGATCCACTCCGAGTGTATGCGAGATGATACCATGTATTAAGAGATATTGCACCCAAAGCAATATCATTTGCCAAACCCCAACTACCTAAATCCGAACTTGAGTAATATCTTAATGAACCTCCACTGTTGATCCAGAATAAAAATGGTGCATAACCACCTACACGATGGGAAATAAGATAATTATCTCTGGCATTTAAAACAGTTTGATTAAACCATAACTCTAAAGTAAAATCTGATGTTCCCAATGCAGCATGTGATGGATTATTTGGTATTGTTAAAAGGTCACCAGTACCATCAAAATACATACTAGCATTACCGTATTTCTTAACCGCAGTACTTAACTGTGCATTACCCACAGTTTCTAATACATTTGTAGAATGTTGGTCAACTATACCACCGTTGTCAAAGTTCAATAACAATGTTGATGGAACTGTAGTAGAATAATTTGTTAGTGATTGTGCGGGTGGTAAGAAGTTGCTGGTATAGATTGCAGTACCTTTGACCACACGCAGGTTAGAGATATAACCATTGAGATAATAGTTAGCACCTTGACTGCCAATTGTTGTGCTGGTTGTTCCTAGATTATAAGCAGTGGATATGGTTTGTGTTGTTCCAATTTGAGTTCCATTAAAAAATAATCGCATACTTGTACCACTTCGTGTAACTGCGATATGTTGCCATTGATTAATTTTATCATATCCAGCAACACGATAATCCCATGCTGTTGCGGTTCTACCCCAACCATAACCTTGTCCTGCTGCCAGTCCAAAGAAAAGCCCACCGGATCCTGTTGAACTGATGATAAACCAATCTGCGGCAAGTGAATTTGGATAAACCCATGCTTCTACTGTAAAATCACCAGTGCTAAAATTAAGTGCAGTATTAGTAGGTGTACTCAAGTAATCCCCGGTACCATCAAAGTATGCACTGCCACCATGTATACTTGGTGTGTAAATTGTATTAATTTGTGCAGTATATCCGAATGGGTTGAATTGCTTTGGCTTAGTATCACCGTTAGCGGTTAATGTTAAGTTGTTAACACTATTATCAACAATAGTAGTTGATTGACATGTTAACAAACTTGTATTTGCCACTGCGGTCAACGGTGTTGTTGGTCCGCTTGCCGGAGGAACGACTGCTGTACCTTTTATAATACGAACATTTGATATGTATCCTGTAAACGCACCGTTTGCTCCTGAACCAATTCTATAATTAGTGTTTGTAAAGTTTTGCACAGAACTACCGGTATATGTAGTGGAATCGACTGTGCCGTTGATGTACATGCTAAACACATTAGACGTTCGGGTCAGTGCGATATGATACCATGTGTTAGCAGTGACGGTAGTTGTGCTATCTATATATGCGATTCCACTGGTACTAAATCTTATTTTATTTGGTGTTAAATATGAAATATCAAACCCAGCATTTCCAGTATCAGGATTTCTGCAATCAATTAATGCTTTAGTTGCGGTCGATCCGGCATAGAACCAAAATTCAACAGTGAAGTCACTTGTACCTAATGATAACGCTGAATTGCCTGCCGGAACGTCTAAATAATCACCAGTACCATCAAAATAGTTACTATAACTAATAGGCGTTGCTTCAGATACACTACCGAATGGACTAAAGGCTTGAATGCTAGATGATCCGTTTACAGCCACCGGTGTAACCGTGAAATTGTTGGGTGAATTATCTACTAATCGATTAGATTGACATACCAAATATTCTGTGTTTACAATTACCGTTAACGGTGACGTAGGTGTAGTAAAGGTTGCGGTGTATACCGCTGTACGGGTATATCTAAAATTGCTTATGTAACCTTTAAACCAATCATTACCATTTCCTCCAAAAACTCCCATATAGAAGTCAGTTGATGTGAAATTGGTAGAGTTAATTATCGTACCGATAGAACTTCCATTTAAATATACTGTCCAGTTTGTTGTACCGTTTCTGACTATTGCTAAATGATACCATACACCATTGGTCACTAATCCGGCACTAGAAGTAAACAAAATAGACCCTGATGTACCGATTTCTACTGAGCCGGCGGTTGTAATTTGAACGTCAAATCCATCAGCACCGGTACCTCCTCCCCGTGTACTGAACAATGTGGCAACATTATTAATGACCGCCTCTTTGATTGTTACATTAAAAAACAATTCGTATGTAAATGAACCAGTGCCCGGTGATTTACCGGTGAGAGTAGAATCTATTCTACTACGATTAAAATTTAAACTCCAACCTGTTACACTATACGGACTAAATGATCCTTGACTTGTATTACCTACTCTTGTAATAATGTTGTTAAACGGTCCATTATCTATAATAGCTTGATTAGTTGCACCACCATTATATTGTAATGTTAATAAACTTGTATTTGCTATTGCTGTTAGTGGTGAGGTTGGCGGGGTGAATGCTGTTGTATAAACTGCGGTGCCTATTATAAATCTTAAATTAGAAATATATCCGGTAACTGGGTTTGCTCCGGCGGAATCTCTGCCTGCGCCAATACCAACCGCAGTAGATGTTAGGTTGTCTGCTCTTCCTGAGGTGCCAATTGAGATGCCATCAATCCACAATGTAACTGTTCCTGATGATCTTGTGACAGCAACATGATACCATCTATTTAATTTACCAAGACTTACAGCACTACTAATAAAATTAATATTGGTATAACCAACACGAAATTCACCGCCGGTATCTAACATACATTGAAAACCATCAGATGTATTTCCCGTACGTGTGGTGAATATAACCTGCGGTACCGCCAATGAAGTTGAATAAAACCAACATTCGTATGTTAAATTACCGGTGCCAGCGGCTGTACCTGTTGTAGTTAAATAATCCCCAGTACCATCAAAGTATGCACTACCGTATGTAGCGTAACTGCTACTTGCAATGAATGGTATGTTAGGTGATATTGATACATCTCCGTTGACTGTTATTGCAAAAGCATTAGCAGATATGTCAATAAATCTATTACTCTGACAGGTCAATAAACTTGTGTTTGCTATTGCAGTCAATGGTGATGTAGGCGGTGTAAACGTTGCGGTATATACTGCGGTGCCTTTTACAATACGAACATTGCTCATATATCCTGTAACATAAGTTGAACCGGCATTGTCTTTAGCAATTGTTAATTGTTGTGCAAGAAAGTTTATACTGTCTGAGTATGTGCTACCACTTTGACTTCCATTGATGTATAATTTAGTTGATCCCGAATTACGAACTACCGCAATGTGTTGCCAGGTATTTAATGTCATCGCTGATCCAGTGATCCTGGCGCCGCTAGAATAGTAAATAATATTAGATCCATCATAATAAACTAATAATCTATAACCGCCACCACTATCAAAATCTATCCAATCTTGTCTTGCATTAACAGTTGGATAAGCCCAAAATTCAATGGTGAAGTCACTTGTACCAAAAGCAAATGCCGCATTGCTTGCTATATTTAAATAATCCCCAGTACCATCAAAATAGTTACTATAATAACCCTCACTGTATGGTGTAAACTTAGTAGGTTTTGTATCACCTGCAATTGTCAAACCAAAACTATTTGTACTTGCGTCACTAATGAATGGAGTCACGCTTGTTTCACCGTTCAATAACAATGTTGTATATTTAAAGTAAGGCTCACCAAATTGAAAAGTCAATGTTATTGATTGCTGAGTACTTTGTAATTGTGCATCATCTACTATAACAGTAAAATAAAACACACTATCAGTTGTAACACTAGTTGCAGTCCCGGTTAATACCCCGGTACTTGTTAATGAAATTCCTGTTGGTAATGTACTACCACCTTGCAACGCATATGTCAATGGTGCGTCACCGGTAGCTAGTAATTGAATATTAATTGCAGTAACAGTGCTAATGTACGTAGACGTTGACCAAGTAGGAAACCCAGAATAAATAATACCAGGAGTCAATAGTGCGGCGGCTCCTTGAGGAGTGATTACGTAAATAACGTATGTACCATTACTCAGTGTAGGTGCAGTAAATGTAATTCTAGTTGAATCTAAGTACGTTGCGGCTACTGAAATATTACCAATGTAAACTGTCATATTGGTTACAAAGTTATTCCCATATACTACAATCGTTGCACCAGACGTAGCCGCAGTATCATCAATAGCAACATAACTATTGTCAGTTACTGCCCAACTATTAATTTTAGGAACTGGGTTAGTTGCTTGAACTGATTGAGTTTGTGCAGAAATTGCGCCAGTACCATCAGTTGCACGTTTACCCCTGAAACCACTGTTTAACATTAGCTAATAACCTCATAACTGCATGTTGCTTCAAATCTGCTTACTGCATTTGCAGTCAATCTAAGAGTATCACCTTCTTCTAAGTAGTATATAGTAGACTTGTCGATTGGTGTGAATGAACTTCCTATCGGCACACTGATATTGCTGGCTATTCTATATGCGGTGCTGGATCTGAATACATCTACAGTAATCAAGCCTATATTACCTGCATCTATGTTTGAAATTGTCAAAATATTTATTTTGTATACTTGTCCACTTGCGGCACTGTTTGTTACTATTGCTGTTGCACTAGTTCCAACTGCTTGTACTGCTAGTTTACCAGTGATTGTTGATACGTTTACTATGTTAGGTGCTGCCATGTTATCCTCCAAATACCATAGACATTGCTATGGATTTTCCTAATGTTGTTATTGGTGTTCCGTTTTGTGTAATGTTTGTTGCATTCAGTGTATTAGTACTTGTGTTGAATGTTAAATTTGGTGATCCAGCTAATATACCACTAGAATTAATTTGAATTTGTGTACTTGATCCTGCCGCTACTGCGGTATTGATTGCAGGACCAAATGTAGTTACTTCAATTGGTGCAGTGTTTGGTGGTGCTGTTGTAAATGTTAGTGTTGTTCCACTTACATTATAATTAACTTTTTCTTGTGTGATGCCACCAATTGTTACTATTGTAAAGTTTTTATTTGTTGGTGTTGTGCTTAATGTATATGCTACCGCTGAGCCGTTACCTGTAAAACTATCAAATGTTAATCCAGTTAGTACTCCAACTGCTGCCGAATTCCATGATTTAACTTCAATGACTGAACCATTTGCGGGTGTACCAGTAAATGTTACTATGTTTGTTGATAATGTATAAGCTGATTTTAACTGACTTACACCGTCAATATTAATGCTAACAAAGTCTGCGTTGCTTGGGGTAACACTTAATGTAAATGCTACTGTACTACCATTGCCAGTGAAAGTATCAACCACTACGCTTAATGTTGGTAGTGTAGATGGGTTTCGTGTCCAAGAACTATATGTACTGTTGTAGGTATACGTGATACCATTTTGTACCGCTAACTGACCGTTTATTGGACTACTTGGAAATGCCATGTTTTTTATCTCTATGTATATTTAGTTAAAATGTTATACTACCGGATGTAATCCACTTGTATACTCTATATCCACCACTAACAACTGGATATCCGGCCTCTAAGTTAGTTGTTGCTGTGGCTGCGTTATATGTGTCTGCGTAACGAATTATAACAACACCTGAACCACCAGTGCCACCGGCATTATTAAACTCCCAACCACCACCGCCACCTCCACCGGTATTAGGATTTCCATTTGATGCGGTAACACTACCAGTACTATTTCCACCAGCGCCACCGCCGCCTGTGCCGCCTTCTCCAGCTCTCGGACCACCATATGTGCCACCGCCACCGCCGCCGGCGTAAGTAACACTTGTACCTGATATAGATGATGTTGATCCGGCGCCGCCATTACCTCTTATTGCGGTGTTTGCATCAGTGTATGAAACTCCTACAGCTCCTGCTCCGCCACCACCGCCACCTACATCTTGATTGCTACTATTATCTGGACCGCCTATGCCACCATCAAAACCTTGGCCTGCTGTTCCACTACCTCCAGCAGCACCAGCACTCCCACCTACGCCGCCGCCACCCCCAGAACCACCAGAATTACCAGCTAGGCCGACGCCACCCCTATAACAACCACCGCCACCACCTCCTAGTGAAGTGATTGTAGAAAAAACTGAAGGACTACCACTAGTTCCGGCAGGTCTGTCACCGTTGCCACCGGCAGCAGTCCCTGCGCCTCCACCACCCACTGTTACTGTGATAGGTGTACCAGATGCAACAGCAAATCCTGTAGCAGTTCTATATCCACCAGCGCCACCGCCACCCCCACTCTGCGTACCGCCACCGCCGCCACCTGCTACTACTAAGTATTCTACTGTTGGTGTAACATAAGTGATAAAGGTAATTCCACCGGGCTTTAAAGCAAAACTTCCATCAGTATTATAAACATAAAGATGATATGAACCTGCACTTTTTGCAGGTCCAGTAAATGTTAAAGTAGTTGAATTAACAAATGTAGTTGCACAACTCGTAGTGTCAATATAAACAACTGCACCGGAACTGAATCCAGATCCAGTAATAGTTAATGTTTCTCCACCAAATGAATTAGCCCCAATGGTAACACCAGAATATGCTAATGAAGTAATTTTTGGAGTCGATGCAGTTGGTCCGACCATGTATGATTCTAATTTTGTTAATGCCATTTCTTATCCTTATGCTCCCATTAACAAGAATGGGCTTACTGTGTCTGCTGTTATTGTTACTGTTACTGCATTACCAATGTTTGATGCGGTAACTGCTGATCCAACAAAATTAATACTTGAAACAGCATTAGTTAAATTGCTACCTTCATCTTGTATTGTTATTGCACCTACAAGAGAACTATTTGAACTAATGCTAGGTGAACTTGTGTCAACCCAATAACTACCAGTACCATCATTTATGTATTCGTACAATACATTTGTAGTTGTATTAAACCACTGGTCACCCAAAACATTACCTGTTGCTGGGGGTGCAGTGTCTGGTGTGTATGTTAAACCTGTGCCGCCTACACCACCTGAAGGTGTTGCCCAACTTAAACTTCCTGCTCCATCAGTCTTTAAGAAATAGTTGGCTGCACCACCTGTAATACTTAAATTACCAATTGATCCTAAACTTACACTTGCGCCAGTAAATGAGACATTTCCAGCTGCCGTAATTGTACCGTTACCAAAAATTGTATTTGCAGTTGCGTTTCCTACGGTTAGACTACTTAATGTTCCGACTGAAGTTACATTAGGTTGTGCGTTTGTTGTTAATGTACCAGCAAAGTAATTTGCTGTAAGAATTGCAGTTGCTTTATTAAATGTTAAATTTGCGTTGCCACCAAAACTACCAGAATCATTAAATTGTATCTGTGTATTAGACCCAGCAACCGCAGAGCCTGACCCAATGCTATAAGCAACACCGTTAGCATATAATAGATTGTCAGTTTTAAGGTTACCTGCACTTACATTAGCAGTAACAGCTAAACTAGTTAATGTACCTACTGAAGTAATATTAGGTTGTGCGGCTGTTGTTACAGTACCCGCGGTAGAAGCACTACTTACTGTACCACTTACATTAGCACCTGCAACACTATTAGCAGTTCCCGCATATGTGACTTGACCTGACACATTAGCACCGGTAATTGATGTTAATAAACTACCATTACCAGTAAAGAAATTGGCAGATATGTAGTTTGCACCAGATAAGTTTCCACCAGCGCCAGCAGTTGTGATATTCCCTATTACATTCATTCCGGTAGAAGTAAACACTACTGTATTCGCTACACCACCGATAGTTACGGTAATATTTCCACCTGACGCAGGTGTGTTGATATTACTTGTTCCATTAGCTATACTGTTAGCTACGTCCGCAGAACCTGCAGATAGAGCATCAACTCCGGTTAAATAATAACCGTTGCCTAGAAAATATTCAGCCTTGACATTAGCATAATTGTTAAATGTAACTACTTCACTAGAAACAGTTACATTGCTACTAAATACAAATTCTCCAGCACTGTCATCCCATCCCATGAATGCATCTAAGGGATTAGCTCCACTATAATAATGTAATAACAAACCTCTATCTTTGTTATCATCTGTTGTTAATGCCGCGCCATTTGCGCCACCACCTAATTCAAAGATTGGATCTACTACACGTGTTACTGTTGAGTTTACCGATGTAGTTGTTCCATTAACAGTTAAATTACCTGATACATTTAGTGTCCCGGCTACATTTACCCCAGTACTGGTAAATATTACAGTATTTCCTACTCCGCCGATACCAACAGTAATATTTCCACCTGCTATGGGTGTGTTGATATTACTAGTTCCATTAGCTATACTATTTGCTATGTCAGCAGAGCCGGCTGCTAATTGGTCAACCCCGGTTAGATAGTAACCATTTCCCTTTATGTAGTTTGTGCCAGCTTCAATGTTTCCACCAACATATAATTTCTTAGCTACGCCTGCGCCACCTAGAACTTGAAACGGAGCGTCGGTAGTTGATGTAGCTTCAGTAGAATTATTAACAACCGTGTAACCTGCTGTAGTAAAATACAAATCATCTCTAACTGCACCGCTAGCATAGTCATTTTGTACATTTATTTCTAATCTTGTTTGTTCACCGGTTACTGCATAATATTTAATACTTGCAACATCTCCCGTTCCACCGCCGATATTAGTAGGCCATATAATACCATTAGTACCACTGCCTACACTAGGAGAAATATATCCAGCAACATTAACACCTGTGCTAGTAAAGATAATTGTGTTACTTGTTCCACCAATGCCAACAGTAATATTTCCACCTGCTATGGGTGTGTTAATATTACTAGTTCCATTAGCTATACTATTTGCTACATCAGCAGATCCGGCAGCTAATTGGTCAACGCCAGTTAAATAGTAACCATTACCAACAAAAAAACCACCTGAGTTAGCAACAATATTTCCGGTTGTAGTAAGTTTTCCTGGTATGTATGTATCACCTGATGCATCTAATAATGTAAGTGTTCTTGCTACAGTACCAAAACCAACCGAACCTGATACGTTATATTGTCTAAAATAAATAGGTTCGTTGCCGTTATCGGCTGTTGCAAATTCAACAAATCCACCGTCAGTTGCTGTACCACCTACAAGAATTCTAAAATAGTCGCTTCCAGCCATATTCGCAGAAACTATTGCGGCATTAGTAGTACCAGAAACTGATAGGAATAAATTACCAGTAAATGTATTAGCAGTTATACCCGAAGTAGTAAATATTGCAGTATTAGCAGTACCACCAATGCCAACAGTAATGTTTCCACCTGCTATGGGTGTGTTAATATTACTAGTTCCATTAGCTATACTATTTGCTACATCAGCAGAGCCGGC